CTAGGTCATTGCTGTCTTACAAGCAACCTTTTATAAAAATCTGATTAACCCATCAACCAAGCAATCTGTTTCTTTAAACAGTCTATTAAGTTACCTCGACACTTGGCACAATCTTTATTTACATTCACTAAGTATAGTCTTGCAAAACCTTAACTCAGATATTCAAGTTCTCACGAACACGCTTTTAACGTACACTTGAAACCTAATAACTTAAAAATCTCTCAGTATTCTTAAATCATTTTTTGATAGTACCTTAGACAGTTACTTTATTTCACTTCAGTCAAACGAGGATAACTTCCTCAAGTTACCCCCAACCTACTGGCGTTCACCATCCAACCTTCTTAACAAAATTTTAGTCATCTGCTTTCTCAGCTCTTGTTAGCTTTACCAAGTACAAGAGTAATTGACAGTTATTATTTTTGCCATTGATACAATCTTGAGATTTATTTTTTTTGCAATCACTAGATTAGATTTATTTGTTTTGTTTTAAACTTTATAAAGTTTTTACCGAGCCTGTTTATATCTCGTTTTAGGATGCGTTTAAACCCAGAACACTTCTGACCCTTTCTGGGTCTACTGCTACCAAGCAGAGTTCGTGTCGCCTTCAATGGCTTTTAAGACTGTCTGGCTAACTGTTCGTATTGTCTTAACCCTTATAAAAGTAAAGGATTGGATAATAAATGTCAACAACTTTCTTTGTTTTTTTTAAAGTTTTTTTATTTGTCAATAATTACAGTAGCTTACAAAGTAAAATAATTTTATTTTTTTATTGTTAAACCACAAGTTTTACACTTATGAAGCACTATATACTCTTGCATACAGTCTTTACAACTGTCTGTTGCAGTCAAGCCTTTTAGCTCTCTTACGTTGTTATCAAAGTCTGCACGATTACTTCTAGTTGCCATTTCTAAAAGTTCTTTTTTCATCTGTGGCTCTTTCTTTACAATAGGTAAAAGTCTAACAAGTCTTTCATAAGAAGTTTGTTTTAAGTTTTCTCTGGACTGTTCTAAAACATAAAAAGAAAACTCAGAATAAATTTCCATATCTTGTCTTGCAGTTTCTCTGTTGAGATGTATTGCTTCCAGAAACTCATGCCAAGTATTACAATATGAATCATAACCAAGATAAGCTTTTTCATTTTTTATTCTTAGTAAAATATTTCCTCTTTCTAATCTTCCCTTTAGGATACTGATGTCTATAGATTTTAAATCTTCAATTAGTTCAAATACGTTTTTTGAAAGTTCACTCTGCATAATTACCACCTACCATATTTTTTTTGATTAGAATCTCAGAAGTTTTCTTCTCATATTTTTCCAGAAGAATTTTAAGTCCATCTGCAAATTTTGGTAGGTCGGTTTCTTGTGTAAACTGTGAAGCATATTTTGATAATGCATAATAAATAATAAATGCATTCATCTCTGATTCTTTTAAAGAATTCTGTAGTTCTTTAGTCATTTTAATCTCCCATCAATATTTTTAATTTTGTTAGAGTAAACCCAAAGTGGCTTTCTACCCTTGATTGTATTCTTGCTCCGAAATAATATATCCATCTTTGTCACGATATACAATATCTCCATTAACTTTCTCAATAGCTCCTTCATCATTCCATCCCTCGTTCCTTAACCACTTTGCAGGATAAGGAATAAATTTTTCTTCTCTAGTTTTAAAAAGAACATTAAATCTGTTTGCCAATTCTTTTCCTGAGAGCTGACATTTTATTCTTTCATAAACTCTTCTTGCTTCTGGTTTGTTTAATTTTCTTCCTTGTAAATTTATCCAGAAATCATTAAAACTATCAATAGATTTATTCTTTTTATTATTATCTATATTCATAGTATTATGTGCATCATTTTTGATACCCCTACCCCTATCATTTTTGATAGGTGGTATTATCGTTTCTGATATGGCTAATCGCAACTTTCTTGCTGTATTGTCACCATTAACATTATCAAGCTCTCTGAGCACGAATCCAGCTTCTACAAGCTGTGTAATGGCTCTTGTGACTGTTAGGTTGCTTACTTCGTATAAGTCGCCAAAATAAGCATTAGAAGCCCAACAGAAGCCTTCTTTGTTACAAAGTGCAGATATCTCTGCATATAATAACTTAGAAAAATTAGAAAGCTTTTTTGAGTATCTAACTTCAGCAATTAAAACTGCATAATAATTAGGTTTATCTTTTAAAATGGTACTTCCTCTTTTTCTTCAACCCAGTCGTACATTGCTTCAGCTATGTTAAAAACTTCTTCTAGTTTTAAGTCTCTTCCTTGAGAAAACTGTACTGCTGATTTTAAACTGGACTGTCTTACAATCGACCTTTGTCTTTTTTCCTCTTCTGACTTATTAGCACTTGGTCTTTTTGTATTTTCTTTAAAGTCATCAAGGTCAAAGTCATCCTTGACACCCATTGCCGAATCTATTTGCTTGTCTTTGGCTTCAATAGATAAATCAATCTGGTTAAGGTACATCTTATCACCCAGAGCATTGACTCCACAGGTAACTTCCTGACCCACTTCCCATTCTTTTTTTCCTTCAAAATAGTTGCCATAGTTTATCCATCTTTCAGCAGCAACGTGCTGTTCAAGTTGGAATCCATACTTAGAAGTTCTGGCAATTCTTCCTGTATGTGTTTCTGGTTTGGCTTTCTGTTTTTCCATAAGCTCTACTCCTTAATTTTTTAGATAATCCACTTTACAAAATTATCATTTAAAAGTCAACTAGATACATAAAGTATCTTGAATTGTTTTGTAGTGATAACTGTTAGATTCTCTGTTTTCTAAATTACAAAGATAGGATTGTTTAATTCCGACTTCCTCTGCTAGTTCAGTTTGAGTTTTACCCTGCATGATTCTCGCAATCTTAATTCTTTTATTTACTGGCATCGAATCTTTAATGCTCATAAATTCAGAATAAAATTTACTTTTTGCTTCCATAATTTCTGGAGTTTTTTTACTGCAAAGTTGTTGCACATACTGCCTTGAAAAGCCATAACTTCGTGCAATATCAGCATAGCTTTTTCCTGCAAGATAATATTCTCGCAAAAGATTTTCTAAATTAGTTTTCATTCAACCACCTCAAGTAGTAAGCTACATTAATATTAATAAAAGTAAATATGTTTTTTAATAGCTCTTTTTTAAAGGAAGAGCCAAAACCTTTTTTTTTATTTTCTTCCTTTTTTAAAATCTAGTAATTCTCTATGTGTAAAACTTGTTTTCTTTTCTTGGAAACACTCTGCTTGAAAAGCCCAAAAATCTTTTTCTGCTTTTGTCCCATTGTTGTTAGCTTCTTGTAAGCTTATTATGATTGTGTTGATTTCTCTAACACCATATACTCTAAATTGATTCTTCATTTTGTTCTCCTTGATACTTTTTTTTGTTTTTGTTTGTTTGTGTATCATGAGTATAAAAATAACTGTATATATTATAATTGTCAACTAAATATACAAAGTTTTTTTACATATTTAATATTAGCCTGTATTTATAGGGGTTTTATTACACTATATATTCTTTATTATTTACTAGACATTCATAACCTTTTTGTTTATTTGGTACAAAAAGATGTTGTGCTACAGAAAAAAATCCATTGCTTCTATTATAAATTACACTAATTCCACGTTGAGTAGAATCAAAACTAGAATACAATCCATCTGGCAATTGACTTAAATCTGCAAGACAACCATTTGCCCAAGCACCCAACAAGCTTCCATCAAGTTGAGTAGCTATTGCCATATCAAATCTATGATGATGACCTACAATGCAAGAACGATTGTAGTATTTTAAATTTACCGATGCAATATGTTGTGGAGTTATAAATCCTTTTTTTTCATGTCCATGTAAAAAGAAAAGTTTTTTGTTAAGTGTAAAAGGTGTTTGAACTTCTCTAATGTTAAATTTTTTAAATTCTAAAAGTTGCCTTATAGATAATCTGTTTTTTAGAAATGGTGCTAATGCACTTACAGATGACATAATTTTTTTCTGCATACGTTGCTCATGATTACCTTCAAAAAAATAGATGCTAGAATCTGGTGCAAGTTTTCTTAAATCATTTAAAAACTCTACTGCTTCATAAAGCTCTAGGTCAATATTAGATTCCATAAGGTCAGGACTAAAACTAGAAATAGGATAGTAATCAACAAGGTCTCCACCAATTATAATATTGTCATGAGATTTTAATTTTAAATCTTTAATAATTTCCATAGCCATCGCTAAGGCTTTTTTGTCCTGATAAGGTATGTGAATGTCACTAATAAAAACTGTTTTAGTGAGATTCTTCTTCTTTATTTTCTCTAACCCTATTAATTTCTTCATAATAATAGTGCTCGTTAATATCTTCGCAAACTAGAATTATATTTGCCAACTTCTTTTTCATTAGTATATCAGATTTATGTTCAGTTTGTATATGTAAATTAAGTTTAAGAAATTCATCGTAGAGTTTTAAAAAAGCTTTTTCTAACATTACTTCATTCAATTAATTTGTCTCCTATAAAATATTTAGTTAAAAATTTTAATGCCACAAAAGTTTTGACATCGTTTGGTGTAAACCTTAAAAGTCTCCAATTATAAAAACAGGCTTCATTATATTTTTCCATATCTTTTACAAAACCCGACCCTCTGGTATGCCTACCTTGAATCCAAACAGCTCCCTCAATTTCTAAAGCTAATTTTTCTTTTATAAAAGCCATATCGAATCTCCATTTTCTTGTAGGATGAAATTTATATTCTAATTCTGGCAATGGGATTCCACCAAATTCTTGGATTTGATTATACAGACAAGCTCCCCAGTCTACTCGTGGTTTCTTGACTGAAAGGGACTTTGGTTGGCTCTTTGGTTGTCTAACCATGTTTCAAAACCTCTTGCTCTTCTTTCTGCAATTCTATTTGCATCAATTTGAGCATCTGCTAATTTTTCCATTGATACAGAAATAGCTCTGACTAACTCTAAGTTTGCTCCATTGCCATTTCCATTCTTATGTGTTTTTTCTTGTTTCATAATTAACCAAACAACTATTGCCAAAGCAGGTGCTTGGGATACGATTGCTAATATTTCAGTTTCCATTTAATTCTCTCAATAATTTATTTTGCTCTTGGCATTGTTTAAATTCTATCACAAGTTTAATTGCATTGCTTTCTCTAATACAAAGATAAGGTGAATCTGAATAAGCACATGGCTCAAACTCAATTTTAGAATATTTTAATTTTTCTGGTAGTTCGTTCGAAGATTTTGTTAATTTAGAGCACGATATAGACAATAATAGAACTAAACTAATACCAATACCCCATTTTATGCTAAAGTGCCTTAAATGACCCCTTTCTGTGCTTCTGAGAGCATTTTTGCTATATTTAGTCATTTAATATCCTATTTAACTCTTTTGCTAGTGATTCGTTCTCTTTGTTTCTTAATCTGTCTTTCCAGTTCTCAATTTTGACCTGAGTTTCCTTTTCTTTTTTTAGAATCAAAACTTTGTCTTGCAAGGAAGCGACTTGACTTTCAAGTTTTTTTACTTTTCGCTTTTTCAAATACTCTGTCAAGAAAGCTAAACCTCTTCCAAGCAAATTGTTTATAACTTCAGCTATTATTTTTGATATCATTTTTAAGTTCCTCGACCTTTAGAGTTACATCTTGATTAGTTTTCTGTATTTTGTCAAAATGGATTTCAGCTAATTTCGCTGCCGAGCTTAGAGAACTAGCATCAATAATTTTAGAAGCTATAAATACTTCTTTAATATGGTCATAAACGCATAGCTTATATCTCAATTAACTTCTATCCTTTAAGACCATCGCTAAAACACCAGCTACTCCTGCTAATGCTGTAGAAATAATTGACCATTGGTCTTGTGATAATCCAATAGCAATCATTAAGCCAGACAAACCAGCATAAGTGCTAGGCTCTTTTAATCTGTCTAATAAGTTCCACATATATTCACCTCTCCTTTTAAATTTATTATACTTGCCAAGCAGATACAGTTCCATCAATATCTTCTTTGGCATTGCTACTGTTGTTTGTAGCTGAATATGTTACTAGTACATTTGCAGAGTTTTGTGTAAAAGCTCTGAAGTTTCTTATCGAAGGGTCAGATGCACTTCGTCCAGTTTTGTCTCCGAAAGCTATAGCATAATAAGAGCTGAAAGGTGTAGTCCAAGTTATTGTGTATTCTCCTAGCTGACTTCTTGTTACAGAGCTGACTCCTTCTGAATCATAAATAGTCCCTGATTGTGAAAAGGTTACCCAAGCTTTTGCAATATTTACAATTGTAGGTGCACCTGACTCTGCTGATGCTACAGCAGTAAAATTTTCTTGTAAAGCATTCATCTGTGATGCTACTAAAAGTGTTCCTGATGTAAAACTTAATGCTGTCCAACTCATTCTACATTCTCGATAAAAATAATATGTCCCATTTCTACATCTTCGAAAGCTTTAGCTGAATTATTGATAGCTTGAAATCTTAATGGAAATGTAGAACTGTTCGTTGTACAAGCAGCAGCTCCATTCAAAACCCTAACCGAAGCATCGCTGTAAGCAACATTAACATTAAAACCTATCATTGCAGTTGATGGGACTGACCTAAATGCTGTACCACCACTTATTACTTGTGTCCCAACAGAAAATGTAGCTGTCATGTTAAGTTGATATAAACCAGTTGAAGCATGAGTGATTGATGTTATGCCTAATGCTTTATGTATAGTTCCATTTCCTGCAAAAGTTACCATAGCAGTTGCTCGACCACTAAATGTTGGAGCACCAGAAGCTTTTTCAGCAAGTGCTGTAAAGTTTGCTTGTAATTGATTAAGTTTTGATGCTTCAAGCTTAGTGCCAAAATTAAATGTTACATCTGTCCAAGCCATTAAGGAATCTCCCAGAATGTAACTAACATAGCTTCACAATCATCTTCAGCAGTTGCACTTGTAGAAACTCTTCTATCCCTAAAACTACAATCAGAAGTTGTAAGAGTATTTACGTTTCCCATTCTTACATAAGAATCTCCTGCTATTCCTACGTTATCAATAAAACCCATATTAACCCCAACCTTTGTTTCATCTGCGAAGGGATGCTCAAAAACTATAGTGTACGCACCTACAGAATTATATGTAAAAGAAGTTATTCCTTTACTTGCGTAAAGTCCGCCATCTACAGTTTGGAATCCAGCAAAATGACACCACTTAGTCGGTCTTGTAACTCTAGGTGCAGTTGGGTCGCCTTCTGCCAAAGCGTCAAAATTTTGGTCTAATTGATTCAAGATTGTTGAACTTATTTTTTGCCCTGTTGTGAATGTTATATTAGTAAATCCCATATCTTATTATTATGCCAGAAGTCCTACTGTATTATCAAGAGTTCCTAAAGTAGCATCTCCAAGTGTAAAGACTGTCATGTTAGCAACAGCAATTCCATGACCTACTGATAATTTTAAATCCATAGTATTATTTTCTACATCAATTGTTTGTCCAACCATCGTATATGGCTCTGAAATTAATCCAACTTCCGATGCTGTAATATACATTAAATCACCCAACTGTTGCTGTAAATATTTAATTGGAGTTTTTACTTGAACAGCTATCTCTGGCTCTCTTCTTCTAGCTACAACTCTTTGTGCTAAGTTGTTTGCATTAGCAGAGTTCGTGTACCAAATTTTGTTAGTTGTAACTTCTTTTGATACTTTACCAAAACTATTAACTGAAGCTGTATTAATATGAGCTAACCTTGCGTGTGGGTCAGAAGAAACTCCATTGTCAGCAACAGTAAAAGAAGTTGGTACAATGTATTCGTTGCACATATCGTTTGCATCACCATTAGTGCTCATTGAAATAATGTCTGAATCTAAAATTGTACCTGCAAAGCTTTGGACTCCAACTAAGTTTCTAACAAAGTAAATTTTATTATCTGC